TCAACTGTTACCACAACATCCACAACATTAGATACTTCTGATGTAGAAACTGTTACTTTTACTGTGACTGTCGCTCAAGATTATTCTGGTGTTAATATCTTTCTAATTAATGGAACTCAAAATCCTGTAATAATAATGAAACGTAACTCAACTTATATTTTTAATCAATCTCATTCTTCAAATGCAGGACATCCACTAAGAATTAAATCAAATGCAAGCGGACAACAGACCACAGTAAATGCTGGAACTTTAGGAGTTGATGCAACTGTTACTTACACACCATCATACCCAAATGCTCCAAATGATTTGAGATATTACTGTACTGTGCATGGCAATGCTATGGGTAATACAATTACAATGAATGATCCGAATACAATACAAACAACAACAACATCTTCTGTAACACCTACAAATCCTTTTGGTACACCTGATCCTACAGCAGAATTTAAACGTCAAATATTTACTGTAGATCGTAAAGCATCAGAAAATAGAGAAGTTGTAGAGTTTGAATTAGCTGCATCTACTGATATGGCAGGAGTACGAGCACCTAAAAGGCAGTGTACTCGTGCTTTATTTCCTTCTATTGGTACATTTAATCAATGACTTGGCGAGATGATGCGTTGGTTCATGCGAAAGACCAAGATCCAAAAGAATCTGTTGGTTTACTTCTCAATGTTAGAGGCAAACAGAGATATTTTCCTTGTGAAAACTTAGCAATTACTAACCATCAGCATTTTATATTAAATCCAGAAGACTATGTTAATGCAGATAAAACAGGAGAAATTATAGCTGTAGTTCATAGTCATCCTGTTACACCACCTATTCCTAGTCAAGCGGATCGAATTAGTTGCGAACATAGTAAGCTCCCTTGGCATATAGTTAATCCCAAAACAGAAGAGTGGGGTGAATGTATTCCAGAAGGATATATTCCAGACTTATTGGGTCGTCCTTGGGTTTGGGGTGTTACTGATTGTTGGTCATTGGTAAGAGATTGGTATAAACAAGAAAAAAATATTCAATTAATAGATTATGAAAGAAATATGACACCACAAGAATTTTTAGAAAATCCTTTATTTGAAACCTATGCTATTAGAACAGGTTTTAGAGAACTTAAAAATGAAGAAAAGTTAGAAAAAGGTGATGTACTTTTAATGTCTATAATGCACCCAACTTTAAATCATGTAGCTATTTTTCTTGAGGATATG